TTTTATAGCAAATGAATCAATCATTGCTCTAAACTTATAGCGTGAAGGATCACCCCAATATGAATCAGAAGCATATTCAATTGCTTCAATTATTTTATTGAGTTGTTCCATATAATAAGTATTGACAGCACAACTATAAGTTAAAGTAAGATAGTCAGGTACTACAACAGCATAATTTACTTTTTCAGGTATTACATTGTTTAATACTGAAAAATTGTCATAAGCATTTTTAGGAGAGTATTTTTTTCTATGAATAACTATATTGTTAGGATAATTAGCATCTAACTTATTAGCTATAGTTCTTACTTTTTCAATATTATCTCGTTTAAACATTATAAGAGGCATCATTATTCTACCTTGAGCATCTCTATAATATCCATCCTTCTGGAATGATTTCCACTTTTCAGGTGAACCATATATAACAGGAACTTCAATTCGAGTACCATTCTGTATTACAAAAGGTTTAATAACATCTGTAAAGTAATAGTATACCGCCTCATCAATATCTTGAATACCAACTGAGAAAGGTTTATAAGTATCATTACTGAATGAAACTTGATCTCCTCTATTTAGTTGATCTGCTTTATTAGGATTTCCTGTAGGTTGAAAGCCAGGTCCACTCTCATTAAGTGGAGTTTGTTGATCAACACTAAGTTCTCTTTGTGTTTTAGGTATTGGTTTTCTTCCTCTAGTAGCCATTATAATAATCTAGTTCTTTGCAGATTTACTCTGTCTGCAGGCACATAATGACAAACACATTCTATAGATACATTATAACCAAAGTTTTGTAAACCTGGATTTAATGGATTTACATTATATGGATAGTCAGGATCTTTTCCAGCAAAGAATTGTGTTGTATTTGTATTATCTACTTCCCAATAACTTTCTTGATATAAAATAACATCACCTACTTCAGGATGTACATTTGCATCTACTAAATCATCTCTTAAAAACGCAAATTTAAGCGGCCAATCAAAATCTACACCTAAGTCACTTGTTGGGCTAGTATTTCCTTCTACGGTAATTAATGCATTTAATAAAACAGGCCCATCAAAAAACTTCCCACCTGCTGCTTCTCCATACATGTTAATTGTAGTCTCATTTAACTTATATTTGTAAATAGCACATTGTTGGGTAATAATATCACCCATCAATTCTCTATTGAGTCGACGTATAAAAGAAACATCTCTACTGGAGCCAAATAAAGCCATCTTATCCTATATAAATTTGCATTGGTGCTTTTCCTAATTCTGTCATTGTGTGATCTCCTTCATCTTTCTTTCTTTCAAGTAATGCTTTACGTGAAGTTTCATCAAAGTAAGCTCTTAATCTTTCTTTTAAAGCTGTTTTTTCTGATGTTGCTGCAGTAACTAAATCTCCTGAATTGAGTGAAATTTCTCTACCTGGAATAGGAATTGTGCTTTGATATTTTCCTCTAACATACCCTAACATTTCTTTGCATAATGCTAATGTATACTCAAATATCCATTGACGTCCAATAGAATTGATTTGAGAGTATACAGGGTTTGTAAAGTTAACATTTGAAGGATTAGTTACATCTCCAGGTGATTGACCTACTATATTATTTAATTGTTCATCTAATTTAATATATTGAAACCATAAAGTATGCCCATTATCAACTGGAATAGGGAATATTCTTAATTTGTTATTTATAAGTTCAAATGAATAAGCAGGTAAAGCAACTTGGTTTTGCATTTCAACCGCTTGAGTTGTCTGGATTAAAAGACTAGTAGGGTACATTAAAAACCCTGTTGAACCAAATAATCCATATGAACCAAGAGCAGGAACACCACCTAAACCTGAGAATATTTGTAGGTTATATACTTGGTTAACTGCTGGAATTGGATCATAGAATATTCTTTTAACTTCAATTCCACCTGTAATGTTATTGTCTATTGACCATTGACTTAAGTCATAGTCTTGAATACTTGCTGTTAAAGGGAGTGAACCACTATACCAATTGAGGTTTCCTCCTGCTCCTACTTCAGCTCCATATTGTTGAGTCAAACGAACAACACCTTGCATTGAAGGAGTCACTATAGCATGGTTTAAATTTGAAGCAGTAGGTGTTCCTATAAGATTTAATAAGTTATCTCTTACTTGGAATGCATATAATTCATTTCCGTATGTTGTGACTGCTTCTTCAAAAGCAGCATAGAAGTTTAAATCTTGCAATTCAACTTCCATAATAGGATATCCTAATCGTCTAGCACAAAAAGTAGTTACTTTATCAGCATCAGTTTGAAATTGATAGTCATTGTCGTAAAATCCAAATGGAGTATCTCCAGGAAAGAATGAACTAGAGCCAGGATAGATAGGGATATTCATTGATTATAGTTTATTATAAATATACACCTTTTTATAAATCTAATGTTTCCTCAGGCGGTAGTGGGTCTTGTCCTTGAGTTTCAATTAAATAAGCTTGATATTCAGGAGTGTTTTGATCTCCTTCTTGAAAATATACATAATTATCTTCATATACCCAACCAATAAGAACAGTTCTATTTTCCTCTTGTGTTAAGGGTCTTGATGGTTCTAAATAACCATCTCCATAGTGTATAGGTATTTTTATCATAGTGGTGTTGGTTCTCCAGCTAAAGTGTTAAAATTTTGCATCCAAGTATAAGCATAATGTTCTCTTACAGTATCACTTGAAATTGCTTTTTGTACAGTAGAAATGATCCATAAAGATGATGAAATAACATCATAATTAGGAATAGCAATTTTATTAGAAACATTCCATGCTACTGTATTATCTTGGTAAAACAAAGCTGATTCAGATACAAAAAAACTAGGTTGGGCAAATGTAGAATTGGCATTACTTGTTCTAGCTACTGTATTAAATAAGGTTGCTCCAGTTAATGATCCAGTAGAATTAACATACACTCTCCAAGTTTTAGTATTGGCGTTACTAGTTTGTTGTTCTAATCTTGAATATACTATTTGTCCAACTTGACCTGGAACATTTGGAATTAGATTATTAGGTATTTCTACAATTCTTAAAACATTTTCTGATGAAGTAGTTGGAGCTAAAACATTTGTATTAAATGTGTTTCCAATATATGTTTTAAAATCTAAAAATCGAATAGTTCCCTGATAATCAGAAGCACTAATAAAACTAGCAGTTATAGGAGCACTAATAGTTGTAGTTGATGAACTAGGATTTAGTCTATCAAATTCTAAATAATTTATACTTGCTGTGTTATTATAAAACATATTAATTTCTTCCTAGAATTCTAAATTGTGTATTGTAAAAAGATTGAGTTGAAGCAGCTGATGCAAGCAATGTTATTTGCCAATAAGTAGAACCAGTTAAATTAGGTATTGTAACTGTAGCACATCCATTTGTTGGATCAGGACTTAAATTAGATGTTAAATCTGTTGAAGCGGCCCCATGTACTAATACAGTATTATTAGTTCTAACAGCTAATAATCTTTGTATTTGAGCTGCTGTTGCTGAATCAACACTATTACCTAGTAAAGTTCCTATTGAACCAGATGTTGCACTCACATAAAATCTAGCAGTTATATTAGCGGATCCTGAGTGTCTATATACTCCAACCATTTGAAGTATGTCACCCGGTTTAATTGTATTAGCAGGAACATACCACTGTTTGTATATTGTATTTGTTGTTGCTGATTGTGTAGGAAATGTATTATCTATTGGAATACTATGTACAGTGTTTTGAACTCTAATTAAAGTTGGAGTGTATGTATCTGTTGGATTAGTTGAAGGAGCGTATAAAGCAGAAGCACTTATAACACTTCCACTAATTGTTCCTCCATTTGATAAATCAAATCTAGTACTATTAGCAGTAGATATGCTAGAGGTGTACTCTAAATACTTTATACTTGATGAATCTATATTAAACATATAATTAAAATCTAAGTACTTGTAAATAAGACCATTCTACACGAGCTGTATCTGATCCACTTCTATTTGCTGTTAATAAAATATTCCAAGAAGATGATATATGTGGAACTGTTAAATCTTCTGGAGCAGCGGTTGCTGATAACGCTCTATTTTGAACACCAGTACTTGTTCCTACTAATTTCATTGTTGTATTACTAGTAATATAACCATATTTACCCATCTGTAGTGATACGTTATTTTGAGTTAAACTTGTAGTACCCCATATAGTTGCTCCAGTGATACTAGAGGTAGAAGTAGTACTAATATATGTTCTATATTGTTTTGCTAATGCAGTAGTTTCACCAGTTGTTGCTTCCCAAGTTAAAAATATTTGATCTCCAACTTTAAGATAATTTTCAGGTAAAGTGTAAAAATGGGCTACTTCATTTGTTTGATTTGTTGATACTACAGTATATGCTGTTGTATTTACTCCATAAATTAAGTTTGCTGGTCTAGCATTTTTAGCACTTCCTATAATATTAGAAGCACTAACAATAGAGGCAGTTAATGTTGTGTTTGTAAAATTGACTGAGGCAGATAATGTTCCTACTACCGAACCTGATAGTTGTAAATTATCAAAACTTGCTGAATCTATATGAAACATATTTATTAACTATTATATGACATTGCCATCCAATAAACACTTCCTGTAAATAAAACACTTGAATTTGTGTTAATTGTAAATCCAGTTGTTTGTTTGTTATTCACAGTATATACTCTATCATCTTCTCCTGTTAATGTTACAGCATAAGAAGTGTCTGGGAATTGGTTATTAAATGTTACTGAGGTAGTATATGGAGAACCTCCAAATGAGGCACTACTTACTTCACCCGCTTTACCAGCTGAATCAGCATATGAGGCTGATCCAAGTATTGAACCTGTAGCACTTAATGTAGCTCCATTTCCAATAAAAACAGATGTGCCATCAAATGTGAATCTACTACTACCATCTAAAATACCAGATGCATTACGTTGTACCGAATTAGCACTTCCACCTGCTCTTAAAGTTGTTACATAAGAAGCTGTATCGGCCCAACTAGCTGTACCATAAAGTGAACCTGTTAGTAATCCTAATGAACTAGACCAATCTAAAATAAGAGCTCCGGTTGAATCAAGTAACTGTCTGTTTTCCCAATCTACTGAAACAAGCTCTGAGGTATCTGTTAAAGATCTTTGTAACCAATTTAATGACTGTAAGACATTTACATCATATAAAGCTCTACTTGCCCAGTCTGTTGATTGTAGACCATTTACATCAAACAAAGCTCTATTTGTCCAATCTAATGATTGACTGTTAATAGCATCATATAGTGTTCTACTATCCCAATATAAAGAATTTATTCCGTTTTGGTCTTTTAATAATCTGGTGTTCCAATTTACAGATTGGGATCCTATTTGATCATATAAAGCATGAGTAGCAGTATCTAATTTTAAATACGTTCCATCATTTACTGATAATGAACCTGTTACTCCTAAACTACCAGTAATTTCAGCTGAGCCAGTGTATGGAAATACTGCACCACCATTTAAAGCAAATGAGGCAGTTAAAGCGTATGAACTAGATAGGGCTTGATCAGCGTAACTTGATGTAGTTGCAAAACTTGAAGAAGTTGAGTTATCAGCATTCAAAGCATGTGATGCACTTGTAGCTGTTAGTGAGTATGAACTAGATAAAGCTGTTGAAGCAAATGAACTACTTAAAGCTTCATTAGCATATGAAGCTGTTCCTAATAAACTTCCTGTAATTCCACCAGTTACATTTAAGGAACCAGTTATTTGAACAGTTTGTACTAACGGATTTACAAATGAGGCAGTTGATGTGAATGAAGCACTCACTGCATTTAACACGTAAGAAGCAGTAGTAGCAAAACTTGCACTTATAGCATTTAAAACATATGAAGCTGTTACAGCATTTGATGCCCATGAGGCTGTTCCAATTAGTTGACCAGTAAATGATCCACTAAATGATCCAGTATTTGATAAAAATTGATCTACTCTATTTGCAGTTAATATTACTGAAGGGATACCTGGATGTCCACCACCTGCGGTTTCAGCTAAGAGTCTTAAATTAGTATCTGCTGAATACCATATTATTTGATAATAGTCATTAGCTGCTGAGTTTACAAACCAGTTCCAAGCTGCTACTACTTTATCATTGTTTCCTTGTAATGTTAGTGTAGTAGCAGTATCTGTTAAATCACTACCATTTTTTGCAAGCCAAATTACTATTTCATCATTTCCTGCATCTGTTTTATCTATTTGAGCTGAAAATTGGATGTCATATACACCTGGATTTTCTGTTTTGATATAGGTGTTGTATGGAGATGTTGATCCTGATATAGATACTCCGTTTGTAATGTCTGTTGTATTAAAAGACATTGAACGCGGAATATTACCTACAGGATTTGTTTGGGTTGTTGTATCATAAAAAGATCCGTAAGAACCAGTTGCTGTATTGTAAGAAGGTCCTCCACCTCCAGTAGATGAAATAGTTACTTGTCCTTTACCTGCTGCTGGAGAAAGAGTTATATTAGATCCTGCTAAAAGTTGAGTTACACCACCATTAACAGCATGTGAAGCAGATATAACACTATTTGAGCCATAGGGTCCATAAACATTAGATGCTGTTATAAATGAAGCTGTTGCTGTAAATGAAGCACTAACTGCGTTTAAAACGTAGCTTGCAGTTTGAGCATTTTCAACATATGATGCGGTTGATGCGAAACTTGAACTTACAGCGTTTAGAACATAAGAAGCAGTATTTGCTGTTTGTGAGGTTGTAGCAAATGAAGCACTTATAGC